TGAGTTTTTAGTGGGTACAGGTGTAGGTGCGTTAGCATGGGAGTCCGGTGCCACTGTAAGAACATCATTAGGTTTGGGTATTGGTAATACTCCACAGTTTACAGGACTTGATATTGGTGGTGAAGATTGCACAATCATAAGAGTTGGTGCAGGAACATTGGCTATTGAAGGTACATCAATTATGATGGTTGGCGGTGCCCCTACTGCCCATTTGCATGATGGTGACACTCTTGAATGTGATGGGATAGACAGTGATGCTGGTGCATTTACTTTTTCAACAGGTGGTGCAACAACTTTTGACAATTCAATAATTCTTGGTATGGGCTGTGATTTACAAATATCAGTGCACGTTACCTTTGATACTAATCTGTCTTACATTGGGTTTGCTGACCCACGACTTACGTTTGATGATACTAATAATTTAATCCAGCTTACAGGTAAGTTTACACTTCCTGATAGCGGGTATTTAGGTTGCACGTCCGACACAACCGCTTTGCAAATACTTCCCGCTGGTGACATTGTGCTGACTGATAGCCTCTATACCAATGCCGGTTTGTATATACTGGAGCGTGCTGCCGATGTAGGTCACGTCGAAACATGGGGGCATATCTGGGTCAAGGATGAAGACCCCAACACCTTATGGTTTACCGACGACGTTGGTGCTGATTTCCAACTCGGAGTTGACCAAACTTCTCATGCAGATGTGCTCGTAGACGGCGATTTCGCCTCTGCTGGTTTAATGTTTACTGATGGTGCTGGTGTATATTCGATCAAGGTTATAGGGATAGATGTTCAGGCTTATGATACCACACTCGCAGATTTAGCAACGCTTCATTATGTGGTTGATTCTTATATTAAAATGACCGAGGCTGACACTTTTACACTACAAACACCTACACAAGTAAAGCAAAGTTTAAGTCTGGACTTAGTAGAAAATACTACACTTTCTACATGGGGGGGTGGAGCTTCTATAGTGACGCTTGGCACAATAGCGACTGGAACATGGGGAGCTACTGATGTCGCCATACTTCATGGTGGTACAGGACAGTCAACAGCACAGGCAGCTATTGATGCTCTATCTGCTGTTGGTGCTGCAACTAATGAACATGTACTGACGAAGGACACAGCCACCGGCAATGCAATATGGAAAGTAGCCACAGGCGGTAGTGATGCTTTTACAGTGAAGATAGACGCTGCTGCAACTGCTGGTTATCTTGGTGCAGCAAGTAGTGATGGGGTGTTGAGAACAGGCACTGGGTTTTCTTATGTAGATGGTGGTGATTTTGTTACACTCGATCTGGACATCAATGCTCTTACTGCTGATGCTTCTCCTGTTGGTTCTACTGATTATGTAGCAACCTACGATGCTTCGGCCAGCACTGAGAAAAAGGTGTTGCTTGATAATTTTCATAGGTTTGTAGATAGGGGTGACCCTGCTGCTTGGGACTGGGCAGAAACGGGGAGCAAGGCGGTATTAAATACTAATGGGGCTTGGCATGATTTAGATTGCAGCAGTATCGTACCATCTAATGCTATTGCAATTTTGTTTACTGTGTCTGTTAAAGACGATGCCATAAGTTCATTTTGGGTGCGAAAAAATGGGAATAGTAATGTTATTTCTGCCAGTAAAGTTTCGACACAAGCTCCCAATGTTTCCAATTTCCAAATGATAATGGTAGCATGTGATTCAGATCAAATTGTAGAATATCTTGCGTCTAATGTAGCTTTTACTAATATTGATTTAGCTATTACTGGGTGGTGGTTAGGGTAAAAATAGAGGGTAAAATGAAGAAGAAACCAGAAGATCTAACACCAAAAGGAATTAAACGGGTCGCTACCGTAGAGATTACCAGGTTGATTCGGGAACGCGGTAATGAGTTCCATACTGTAGATGATGAGGGTAATCCACTAACCAGGTTACAAGCTCTGGCTTTATTGATCTGGCAGAAAGCACTTGGGTATACAGAGATAGACGGTAAGACTGGGACCGAGATTGTACACAGTCCTGACCGTGGTTTCATAACCACGATCTACGACCGGCTTGATGGTAAGATGGCCCCAGCTATTGCTAACAATGGCAAGAAAAAGGCGACAGTGGCTGATCGTGTCGAGGAACAGAGTAAACGCAGACTGAATCAGATGGCCGAAAAAGAAGATAATGAATAGTACACTCGAACAATTAAAACCTTCACTGCGGACGCCCTTTCCCGACATGCCCCGGTTTTTTAAAGACAAGAAAACAGGCATAATGATTCCAAAGCGAGAAGCGGAGAACATCGAGTGGCGTGCACAGATTTTAAAGGACGCTGAGAATGACGAGGGATATCAGAATGAGTTGATGACCTTATGTAGTGAGTCACTATTGTTCTGGATTAATGCGTTTGTCTGGACGTTCCACCAGTTTGATGAGGAAGGTGACACTGGTAAACGTATCGTGGCTCCTAACTCGGACGTTCCATTCATAACCTGGGAGATTCAGGATGAAGCCTTTGGGAGACTGGAAAATTGTCTCACAGTAGGTGAGGATATATTATTTCATAAGTCTCGTAAACTTGGTGCCAGTTGGATTTGCATAGATTTTATGCATCATCTATGGTTATTTGGAAAGAACGCACCGCAGCTTCTCGAACTGTCGCGTACTGAAGATTATGTAGATAAACCAGGTAACATGAAAGCCTTGTTTCAGCGTCATGATTATCTTAATATATGGTTGCCAGATTGGATGAAACCCCCTAATTGTGGTTTCGGACAACGTGAACGCACTAAAATGCACATGCGTAATACGCTTACTGGTGCTTGTATCGACGGCGAATCTACTACGCAGCACGCGGCATCTGGTGACAGGCGTTTGGTTATTCTGCTCGATGAGTTCGCAAAGGTGGAGAAGGGTGCCCTGATGCGTTCGGCTACGAGAGACGCCGGGTTCATGCGTATCGTGAACTCTACAGGTGCTGGTCCTGGAACTGAGTACGCCAAGTGGAAAAACTCTGGTAAGATTAAAGTTTTCCCATTGATGTGGTGGGATCATCCTGATATGGGTAAAAACCGCTATGTTGTTCAAAATGATGTCACTAAGGCGTGGAAGATTAGATCGCCCTGGTATGACGAGGAAGAGAAGGTAAGGTCCCCGAAGGAAATGGCCCGAGAAGTTGATGGTATTGATATGGAAGCTGGCTCGATGCGATTGACCACCGAGAATATCGATATACACATAGCGTTGTTCGGACGAGAGCCAAGTTCCAGGTGGGATATATCATTTAAGAAGGGCGTAGCCGATGACGGTGTTAAAGATATCCTTAAACGCAAAGACCTTTCTCGGGTTAGTGCCCAGCGTTCCAAACACGGCGATTTCCGTGTCTGGGTTCAGTTGGTCAACGGACGCCTTGACCAGACTAAAGACTACATGCTCGGAGAGGATATATCAAAAGGCCAGGGGGCATCCAATAGTGTCATCTCTGTTAAGTGTAAGCAGACCGGAGAGAAAGTAGCAGAGTGGCGTAATGCTGAGACGCCCCCGTATGAGATGGCAAGAGTGGCCGCAGCGATATGTATCTGGATCGGCGGAAGAAAGAAACTCCCGTTCCAGAAGTGGGAGATGAACGGTCCAGGTTGGGATTTTGGTAGGCAGATGGTGACAATATACCACTATCCGTACTATTACAGGATGCGTAAACCTGGAGACAAGCGGGAAAAGGTAGGTAAGAAATATGGTTGGCACGCGAGCACGGCGGCTAAAGATATCCTGATGGATAACTATGATCGTGCCCTGGCTAACAGCAGTTATATTAATCATTCTATATGGGCCTTGGAAGAGGCCAAGATGCAGGTTTACTATGCCGGTGGTGGGTGCGGCCCAGCCTGTATGGTAGAGGAAAGCCTATCAGCCAGAAAGACTCATGGTGATTGTGTCATAGCCGATGCACTTACTGTGGACAGCAAGGACGCCAGGTCTGGAAAGTTGCCAGAACGCGGTGCCCCAAAGACTATGATGTGTGCCGCATACAGATACAAGATGTCGAAGGAACGTAAGAAGATGGTTCGTAATGGGAGCAGTTTCGATTTCAGGAGATAAGGATGGCTATTAGAAATAAAAAACATGCGGCACAAAATCTAAATTATATTATAGAAAAGATTGAACGAATGACTACAGGGAACCTTGTACACCACCGTAATGCTATAGAAGCCAACCTTAAAGAACTAAAAGTCTATCTGGAGAGAAGTTAATGCCTTCAATATTAGACCCAAGAAAATTCGCCAACGTCGTGAAACAGGGGTTCATCCGTGGGCGTCACTATCGTAAGGCCAGGGCCATGTTCATCAAGGCCTATTGCGGACATTACTACGCCAAGAAGTTTGGGCTGGTCGGTGACGAACCCATCAACCTGATGTTCCATACGATCCGGGCGTTGATACCAAATCTAATTATGCAGAATCCAGTCAACGAGGTCTCAACTCAACTCATTCCGTACAGGGATTATGCCTATTTGCTCGGTCTCGCTCTTGATGGAATTGATAAGAAGCTCAACCTTAAAGAGACCCTGCGATACGGTACGGTAGATGCCTGTTTCGGGTTTGGCATTTTCAAGACTGGCCTTAGCCAGGGTGGGACCATGATAAACTATGGCGATGTTATGATTGGCGAAGGCCAGGTTTATACTGATAACGTTGACCTTGATGATTATGTATTTGATCCGACTTGTCGCAGGATTTCTAAATCTTCGTTTGAGGGAGACCGCAATCGTATTCCCCGCCAGTTACTGTTAGATGATGACAGTTTTGACCATGATCTCGTTATGAAAATACCGAGGTCCGGGCACCCAGATGTGACTCGTAGAGTTGACGCATTAACACAATCTGGTATGTCATCAAACGAGATAAACGATCTACAGGATATGGTGGATGTTGTTGAATTATTTGTTCCTGGTGCCGACGCTTTGCTGACCATAGCCGATCCTGAACAAATTATACTATCTGACTTTCTTGCTGCAAGGGAATACTTCGGTCCGTCAGAGGGACCATATACTAAATTATCCGTGACCCAACCTGTGCCGGGAAACCCATATCCAATAGCCCCAGCTGGGATCTGGTTTGATCTCCACCGTGCTGCTGGTGACACCATGCGAAAGATGGTAGAACAGATCATGCGACAGAAGGACATCGCCGTGGTAGATCCTGCCGGTGCAGACGAAGCCGAGGATATTAGGA